GCAGGCATTTAATACTGGTACTGACACAGGCTCAGGCGCGGACACGGCTTTACGTCAGGCGTTTTGGAGCGGCCTAGAGACGGGGAGTGGTTCCGACTCATCTATCCTCATCGCGTCGCTTAGCGGGTCAGACACAGGCTCAGGGAACGAAGCCGGATTGCTAGACGCCGGGGGAGCTTTTAAGTCTGGCTCTGATTCAGGATCGGGCACTGAATTTGTCAGTATTCTAGTCCGTACTGGACTATTTGATTCTGGTACGGGAACCGATATTGCTCTGCGCACTGCGAATTATTCAGTGAGCGATGTAGGCACTGGAATTGATATTGCTACGGTGAAGGCTGTAATTGCAGCGGCAGAAACAGGCTCAGGTCTGGACGCGGCAACTGTCCGTGCTCTGCTGGCAGGATCAGATTCAGGAATTGCAACTGACGCTGCTTTTGCTTTTGAAAAAATCATCAAGTTTATCGAGGCAGTTCTTTCGGCGGGCGAAAAAGATTCTATGCTCCGCAAAGTTAAGGACGTTCAGGGAGTTTTGTTGGCAGCGAAGGAAGTGGAGGTTGAAAATACATTGAAGTCAGCCAGGGAAGCGCCAGAGGGCGAACTACTCTCGGCTAGAGAAAAAGATGACGACGGAATGATGAAGGCGGGATAAATGCCTGTACCAATTCATCTAGATTTCATTCCACCTGCTCAGCCTGACTTGCTCACTTTGAAAATCTACGAGGCTGCTGTAAAAGCAGGGCCTTACACTTTGATTGAAACTGTGACTCCTGTTGGGACTGAGGGAAATTACATTACAGAATACACAACGACAAATGCCACGTCCCTTACGAACTGGTTTGCAATTGAGTGGACTGACAGTAAGGGAGCTAGCTTTGGAATGTCGCAGGGCGTTCAGGGCGGCGTTGAAAGTCTAGTCTCTGAAATTGTAGACAGAGTAATGCTTCGCGATCCCACGGTCAATGAAAATGTCGTAGCTCAGGAAGCGGAGGCCGTAGTTGAACAGTATTTCGGGACAACTGACCCTCTTTCCATCTTGGTTGCCGACGCTTCGGCGGCAATCATTAGTGGACTCACCCTACTTGTTCTCGTCCGCTCCAAACTATTCACAATTTCACAGGGAAGCTCATCCTCCTACACTGCCGGACTTGTTTCCCAAAGCGGAGCAAGTGCCGCTACCCTTCCAGACCTCAAAGCGCTAATTAACGAAGCGAATATTTTGCTAGGTACCAGCTTCTCTGTAATTTTGCAGATGGGGGATAATGAAATTGCCGGTGGATCAGTGATAGCCGGAATTCCAGATCAGTCGAGGCTTTTGGTCGAACTAATTTAATGGGACTCGTTACTCAATTTCTCACACTTCTATCCCAAAAGGGATCGAACGTGCGCTACCGAAAAAACTCCTCATTAATTCCGTGTCCGTGCCGAACACCGGAGGGATTTCGTGATCCCGAATTTCATCTACAGTTTCCGCTATTGCAGGTTTGTAATGAGGCTGGTTTTTTGGCTGACCCGTCTGCGACTGTGGATATTACAGTTAAAGCATTCATGCAGCCGATTCAGTCAACGCGAGCTACAAGGCTCAGCACAGAACAACTCATTCAAATGTTCGGCGACATTCAAGCCGACGATCACTTGGGAATTTTTCCTGTCGAATGGTCAGGGGAAACTCTCGACTTCTACGACTGGGGAGCCTCGGGTGAGGATTTTGTCGAGTACCACGGCGAACGATTCACGGTAGTAAATGCAAACCTCATTCCTGACCCTGACGACGGCAACCCATATCATCACTGGGAAATTGGCGCTAGACTAATTACAGATGAGCCGCTCTAATGCCTAGACGATTTCCAAGACGACGGCAGTTTGTTGAAATTACGGACAACACCTATACGCAGTTGGAGGAATATCTTCGTTGGGCTGAAACAGTTGGTAGCCAGAGGAATTTCAATTTCGGAATGAACGCGCTGGTAATGATGATGGCATACACAAATTTGGGATTCGCTCAAAAAATGTCGGCAGGCCCCGTCGATCCGCAGCAAAGAAATGCGGCGGCAGCTTGGAAGATTCCAGTACGGCGAATCACTGAGAATTACTTTTTTGGCTGGAAGGTGCGAAGGCTCGGGTTCGGAGTGTGGCAGCTTTACAACGATTCCCGCGAGGCTTATTTCATCGAGTTCGGAATTCATATTTCGAATGCCAGAATTCGCAGGCCAATTAGAAAGCTCAGTCTGAGAAAAACTTTGCAGCTAATGGAGACGAGCCAGGTCTATCATCGAGTGTGGGCTGAAATTTACACAGCGCAGCATCGTCGCTTTGGATTCGCGCAGCGTGTGCAGAGTCCGGGGATGGGATCATTTAGCGGGCCGATGCTTGGAAGGCGTCTACCGTGACTCAGACAAATACATACGATCCTGAACAATGGCTGCTTTCAACAATGAGAGCGCTAAAGGAATATGCGGAAGATAATTTCAATGATGCGTATGAAATTGTCATGGAGTATCCGGGCACTGAAGAAATGTTTAAGAAGATGCCGCTTGTTAAAACTCTAGTTCATTTTGAAATTGACGTAATTGACGAGCGCCGATTGGGATTTGGTGACAATATTGGCGAGTGGAATTACGATGACACGACTGATCCGGCTCATCCGGTGGCTCAACCTCAAGAGGCGGCAATTCATGTAATTAATTTCGACGTAGGCGCATGGGCAACTGACCGCTCAGGCGGAACGACTAGCCGAGCGCGAGTTAAGCAAACACTCGGGCTTCTTTTTCAGGGAAAGATCGCTCAGGAAAATTTGGATGCAGCGGTCAACGATGGTGATGGTCGAATTGAAATTGTCAACTATACGGGAGGACGGTTTCTTACGGACAGAATTAATGATGTAGATGTTTACAGGATCGTGGATTGCAGTTTGGACGTGAGAGTATTTAGCCGAACTCCCAAGGGCACACCTATTCAGACAATTGAGGAAGAACTGCAAGACCCGAATTTGGATGTTGGAGGAGTAACAATTCCGTAGGGAGGACTTATGGCAATTGGAGATTTTAATATCAGGACGATGAATTTGAGAGGAGGTAAATAGTAGTGCCGACGACACAGCTTTTTCCACAGGTACTTGATGCCAGCACACTCGGTGCAAAGCTCACGTCGCCAATTTTCTTTCCAATTGGCTTGGAAGGTCAGGCGGCACCGGCGGGTACAGGAGTGGCTGGACAGATTTACACAATCAGCACTCCTAGTGACGCGGACACAATTCTTGGCCCGACGGCTCGCGTTGCTCAAATTGCAAAATTCCTACTGACTCGGGGAGCCGCTCCCCTTAAGGTTGGAGTCGCGCAAAAGACTGGCGTTCCGACGCTTGTTGAGCGTCAGGTAATTTGGGATGCGATGGCGAGCGATCCGCTTATTAGATTGCGGCTCACGGATTCCATTGTGCAGTCCGATCTAGTTGCGTTCGGGACGAACTTGAACCAGGCTGACGTTATTTTCAACAAGCAGTTTGGAATTGTTGGAATGGCGACAGGTACGACCAAGGCCCTTCTAATTACAGCAGCCGCAGCAATTCTGAATAAGCGGACTGTTCTTGTCGGGCCGGGAGTGTATGACGAAAGCTCGCCTGCTGTTTTGCGTGACGGTTCTTTCTTGGCGGCTGCTGTTGCTGCTGAGGTTGCAAAGAATGGCGATCCCACAAATGACCTTGACCGTTGGGTGCTTCCGCTTTTGACCGGGATTGAAAAGGACGTGAACAATTACAATCTTTTGCGTGTCAAGACTGTTGGCGGTGTAGCAACTAACGATTTCGAGGATTTGCTTCAGGGTGGCGTTTCGCCAGTCATGCCCGATAGTGCTGGCGGCGTTCTAATTACACATCTGCGAACTACGTTCACGACTGACGGCACGTTCGATTCTCTACAGACGAGAATTATTGTCGATCAGGTATTTGTGGACGTGAGGGATTATTTGACAAATAACGGATTCCTTCGGCAGCCAAATACACCGGACGTTCGCGGCAGAATTCAGTCCGGCGTAGAGGCTCTGCTTTTGGAGCGGCGATCTTGGATTAAGCCGAAGGCGCAAAATGACGGTACAAGCGGTTACAACGTGCAGGTAACGTCGTCCCTCGACAACAGGCAAATTACAGTTGCTTACGAAGGAACTGTAGTTCGCGGAATTTCGACCATTCAGGTTGCAGCTAGCCTGGATATTCCGGTTTAAGGAAGGAGGTTAATTACAGATGGCATGGTTGGAAGGTCTAACGGCTGTCGATCTTGGAATTTCCTTCCGCAACAACGAGCATTTCGCGGCGGTACAGGAAATGTCAGAGGAGTTCAGGCAGGAGGTTAATTACCAGGGTGCATTTGGTACCGACGGGCCAGTTCTACGTCGTGTGCGTCCGGCTGACGAAGCCACGGTAACTTTCAATTGCGTTCTCCTAAAGGACGGAGCAGCGGCAGGGATGAATGACGAAGACACGCTACGCACGATGCGTGACTTTGTTGTTCAGACGAAGCGAGGAAATACATTCCATACCTATAGAGGAGCGAACTGGGCTAGAATTTCCATTCGCTCGACACAGGACAATGTGACCCTGGACTGCGATATAACGATTCCAGGGTACGACCGAGGCTAGCGATGGAGAAAAGGGCGGAAGAACTAGTTGAAAGGGCGGTGGTGGCGTTGGAGACACTGGCTACAGAGCCAGAGTTTGAAATTCCGGCGTCACCGCCTCTCTGCCCTCACTGTGGGGTGATGAATCCTACTGTTGTATCTCAGGAATCAGAGGGCCAAGGCAAAATGTCTGAAATTTTTCTAGAGCTAGCGTGTACGCACTGCAATGGGAAATTCCTTGTAGTTCCTCAAGGGTGGGTTAATTTCGAATCAGTAAACGAACTACGGGAATTCTTTGAAAGGGCGGAAAATGGAAACAGCGCAGAAGCTAATTGAGCGTCGTCTTGACCGAATGCGGCTCGGCCAAGCAGCTTGTGAAATTGAAAACCTTCTAAGCGAGCCAGAAGTACGGGTCGCGCTTGTGCCTCTCACCGAGGCAGAGTACGACATTTGTTTGGAAAACGTTTCAAAGATCAATGCCGCTGAAAATCTAGCGGGCCATCAATTGCGTGATCGTGCGCTGACACAGGAAACCCTCCTGCGCGCGATTCGTGAGCCAGACGATTTGCCACAGCAAATGTTTTCAAGCATTGAGGAAATGAACGATGCCCTCGAAGTCTCTGACATTAATTACCTAATTGATATGTATTTCGAAATGATCGAGAAGTCTTCCCCGTCGATTGAGGGATTGACGGAGGAGCAGATCGTGGAGGCAAAAAAAGTCTTAAACGAAATGGACTGGAACGAGCTATCTGGCAAGCAATGGTACGCTCTGAAACGCTTCCTTGGAAGTCTTGGGCCGAAGCAACTCACGGCCAAATTACATGGGTATTCCTCAACCAAGCAATCGACTGGGACGAGCGGCTTAGACGAACCCATACCGGAGAATGCAGAAAACGACTAGAGGAGCCTCACTGTGAAGTCTGTGGTAAACCAATTACAGACAGCAGCGAACTTCCACCGGATATTCAGGAAAAGATTTACAGACCAAAGGAAGATGAAAATTACAACGTCGATTGGACACCTGAAGTCTCAGTGAACTAATGAGTAGCATTCATAACAGAATTACAACGACCTTCTCCGCTAGCTCGGGCAATTCGCTTGCGGTCATGGGTCAAATTTCTGGCGGTATTCTTGGAATTGGTCGAGCCGGATACACTGCTGGAAATCAGATCGGTATTGCTGAACGGCAGATGCGCGCGTTCGGTACGACGCTTCGATATGCATTTGCGGGTACAGCGATTTTTGCAATTCCTGGGGCTGTACGAACTCTATCTCAACTTCAGGAGCAGTTGGGGCTTATGTCGGCAATTGGCGAGACGGCTGGTGGAATTCCAATTGTCGGAGCACAGCTTCATCAATTGGGCGTGGATGCTCAGGCAGGCGCGGTCAGAGCGATTACACCGATTAATGATTTCAACTCGGCTGTTGTAAACTTTCTGTCTACGGTTCAGGGTGTTCCTGAAGATCAAATTACACCGATCGTAACTGACATTGCGCAGGCGGCTAAGCTGGCTCAGGTGCCAGTGGAAGATGCGACCAAGGCATTTACAACTCTCAGTATTGCATTTGGACGCAAAGTTAATCGAGCAGACGTTCGTAGAACAGCGCAGGAATTTTTCATTATGACCAGGGAAGCTCCTGGCGGTGTTACTGCGGGCGCGCAGGTAATTCAGCAGATCGGACAGCTTTCTCAGGTCACGCGTTTGGCTGGTGGAAATAGACCGGAATTGTTCGGGCTACTTCTCACGGCTCTGCGTTCGGGAATTCCACCGTCACAGGTTGGTCGTGGTCTGCAATTCTTGATTCAGACGGTAGGACTTCCAGGGCAGCAGACAAAGGAAAGTGAAACGGCTCTCGGAAGTGTTGGAATCCGTGCCGGTCAGAGAATGCCTCTAATGGAACGACTGAATAGAATTTTCACTCACGCTAGAAAGCTCAGTGTCCACGGCGACCTCAGCAAGCTTACGAAGCTCGATGACAGTACGCTCGATGATTTGGATGCTCAGGGTGGAGGCGCTAACGCTTTGAAGGACTTGGGAATTACAGGCCCAGG